ATACCACGCTGCCGGTGGCCGGGGCCGATTTGACTGGGGCCGCAGCCGTCTGATCGTTGACTGAGCAGACCGGGGTCGCCACGAACACCGGCGAGAACGTCACGGTGCAAGTGGTCGATGCGAATGCGCAAGTGACTGGTACAACTCTGAGTGCATACCCGAAAGGAGCCCACGTTCCCGGACTACCCGCCAAGACGTTCACCCACCCGTAGACGGCGCCGGCCGATACCAGCGTGTTGCGGCAAATATCTCCCAACAACCAAGCTCCGGTGGAAGGCGCGGCGTTGTCGCAGAAGTAGTCCATGTGCTCGTGAACGTTGCTGGCGGAGTACGCGGGCGCCGGGGTCGAGAGGTACGTGTTGCCCAGAACGTCGAGCGATTGCCGGGGAGTCGAGCCGAACTGCACGCCGTTCGTGCCGCCCTGAAAGGTGTTCCCGTGGACTGTTCCGCCGATCGCTCCGAAATAGGCTTGGTTGCCGAGTAGAAGATTGCCGTTGAAAGTGAGATCGAAAACTGTGTTGTCCGACCAAAACGCGAACACCGTATTGGCCTCGAAGAAGTTCCCGGTTACGGTCTGAACATTGGCGTTCTGCATACCCAGCCCGAAACCGCTAATTCCCGCACCGTTGGCCCCAATATCGTTCCCTATGACGCTATCCCCGGTTGCCCCGACGATATTGCCCTGAATGAAGATGCCGGAATAATTAGATGTTCCGGCCACCCCGTTTCCTTGGATCTCGTTGTCGAACACCGTGAAATTGTTCACCTGGTCCAGGTAGACGCCGTGCTTTTGCTGCCCATAAATGATCGAGTTTTGCAGAACCCCGCCGTAGCACTGATAGCAATAGAACCCGTGTCCCCCGTGGTTGGTAATCCAGATCCGGTCAAGATCAATCGTGGAGGAGCCGGTGATGTGCAACCCGTCCGCCGACGCCGAGGTCCCGTTTATCACCAGGTCGGTGATGACGATGCTTTTATTGCCGATGTTGGCGGCGCTTACGGTGTTACCCGTACCGAGGTTGTTGATCTTCGTTCCGTTCCCAAGCTGGTCACCGATCGACCCCTCCAGATAATTCGAGAGCCCGGTGAGCATGGAAATCCCGCCATAGGTGTTGTAGACCCCAGCCGGCGCGAAGACGCGGGATGCCCCGTTCGCCACAATCAGAACTTCCTGAATTCCCCCGCTATCGCTACCTACCGTATACCCGGCTCCGTGCGCGCCCGAGCAGTTAATAGTGAGCGTCCCGGCGGATGCGCCGGAAATCGCAGTGCCCGGCCCGGCCGTTACGATGTAGCAGGCTTCGGGAGTTCCCGTCCCGGAAACAAACAGAAAGTGCGTATTGGCTCCGCCCGGAGCGTCGTTCCAATTCACCCCGAAGGGCACCGGCGCGAGCGTGATAGTATTGTTTCCGAAAGAGATCGACCCCGAGGGAGACTGCGCGGGGAAATTGTAGTCAGACGCACTCAAAAATGGCTTGTTCCTGACTTGGCTGATCCAGTCTATCTGCTGGGCGCCAGCGACGGCCACAAAAGCAAAAATCGCCTGCAATGTTTTTCGGTACATGGCTGAATTTTAACCCAATGGCGGCAAAAGTGCTAAAATCCCCAACAGGAGAACACCATGGCTCGAATGTCACCGCCCGGTAGCGATTCGGGAATCGCTATGTCTGCCCCCGTTCCGAAAAGCGCACCCAGTGGCCGGATGCCTCCCCCAGGAACGCCGGAAAAGGTTGCTGGCGCGAAGGCCAGTCGAGACGAGGCCGGATTCGTGGGCGCGGAGAATCACTGCATAGACTGTGCCATGTACGATGTCGAAACTGGCGACTGCGCGAAGGTCGAAGGAGTCTTCCAGCCGGACGATGCTTGCGCCAAATTCTTCGAGGCCGTGCCCGATGATGAATCGCAGGAGTCTGGCCCAGACGCCGACGATGATTCTGCCGGGCCTCCGGCTAGTGGGGATGACTCGGGATCATGAGCCTGTGGACAATTCTTCGACAAACCGATAGGATCGCAGCTCTCGAACGCGCGCTCCAGGAGAAAATCTCGCACGAGCGCTCCATGGAAGCGGCCATGAACGACTGCGAGCGTCGATATGAAATCGAGTTAACCCGCCGAATCTCAGCCGAAGCGATATCCGGCGAGCGGCGCGCGGAAGTGGAACGGCTCGTACTGGAGTTGTCCGACTCGCGCGACCAATTCAAGGCGCTGATGTCAGAGCGACTGAGAAGCCTCGACGCACTCAACCTGAAACTGATGGAACCGCGCGCCGAAGAGAAGCCGCCGGACATGGCGCAGTTCAGGCGCTCCGAGGATACTGCCGCCGGAGCGGTACGCTCAATGCAGAATCTCCGAAAAATGAGCGCCGACATGGACATGGCTCTCCTGACGCAACTGCACCCGGCATTCAAGCGCTCCGCAAAACCCCCGGCGCCTACGGCACCCAGCGGCGTTTCTATGAATGAGCCGATGACACCCGAGGTCGCATAATGGAAGTCCTGGGAGACGCCGCGCCGACCCCGACGAAAGAGCAGTTGATCGCCCAGCTAGCCAAACCCATTGCCCGCGTGATGTCAAGCGAGATGGCGGACGAATCCGACATCGACCGCGTATGGATTCTGCGGAAGATCCACAAAGCGAGCCTGTACTATCGGGATTTGCAGAATTTCGCGCCGGCGCTTTACGGTGGCCTGGTGGACGCCACCGGAATAGACGGCTCGATTTTCCCCGGCGGTGGAGACGGCGGTTCCTACGACTACACCCAAAACGACTACCGCGGTTATTGCCGAAAAACAATGGCAGTCCTGGGGACACGCATCCCGAACGCCGTAGCCGTTCCCAACGACCCGTCCGACGAAAAGGATATCGCCGGAGCACGGGCCGCCAACAATGCCGCCATGTACATGCGGCAGCAATGCGAACTTCAGGTTTTGAATCTATGGCTCGTATACAGCCTGTTCAATTTCGGCACGAGTTTTCTGACGATCGAATGGGTGGAGGACTCCACAAAATACGGCTGGAAGGACATCCCGCAAACTGGCACGGAATCAGTGCAACTCGGTGGCGGGTTCCAGTGCCCAGACTGCGGAGAGATGGCCTCTGGAGATGCGCGCCCAGAGTCATGCCCAAGCTGTACCGGGGATATGTCCCAAGCGTCATATCAGGACCCGGCGCAAGCCGATGTCCCGCAGGATCTCCCGCCAACACGCATCCCGAAGGGCGGCATCGAAATTGATTTGACGGACGCAAGCGAGGTAAGCGTTCCGCTCGATACGGACGGACGCAAGGGAGCTTCGGGATGTCTTTGGATTCGGAGAGAACGGGAAGAGCACAAGGCAAGACTTTTGCAGCGATTTGGGGATGCCCTGCGCCAAGCGATCAAGGATGGAGACAGCGCCTTTGAAGAACAATCCGTATCGCTTCTGTACGGCGAGAGTATCCGTTCCTCAATGGCATCGCCAATCGGCGTGGTTCGTCCGAAGCGCGAAAATCGCTGGTCGATTATCGAGGAAGATTGGTCTCCAGCCATGTATGAAATGGTGGCAGAGAAGGCTGACCGGCAACTCCTGAAAGAGAACTTCCCGGACGGCCTTCGGATCACGGCAATAAAGGGTCACGTAATCGACCTGGAGAATCGGGTAATCTACGACCACTGGCAAGAATGCCAGCCGGAGCCCACCAGCCGGATCATGTGCGAGCCGCTGGGCGAGGATTGGATTCAATTCCAGGATCTGTCAAATGACATCCTGAATCAGTGCCAGCAAAACATCGCGCGCTCGAATGAACCCGGCATTGCGGACCCCACTCGCGTGGATATGGACGCCTGGGCGCGGCGCCGCGACAATCCAGGCGATTTGATCCCAGCCGTTCGGCCCCCTGGGGGAACTTTAGCAGATTTGATTTACCGGCTGCCGCCTTTGACCTTTTCCGAACAGATCGCTCCGTGGTTCTCGCAATTGGAACAAAAGGCTCAGGACCGTACCGGCTTGACTCCAGTTATTTGGGGCGGCGCTACCGACGATCCTACGGCCCGGCAGAGCGAACTGAAAACGAACGCAGCCATCCGGCAACTCTCCATCACTTGGGTTATGATTGGAAGATGCTGGGAAGGCACCTACGAAAAAGGGTGCAAGCTATTGGCCGAACATGAGGATGGTGTCCTGGCATTCACCAGCCAAACGGCCAATAAATACGGGAAATTCGATACGGTCACTCTGGCGATCCAAGACCTAAAAGAGGGGCACTATCACTTCGAGGCCGATGAAGCCGTGCCGATGACGTGGGGCCAGCGGCGCGATCTCGCAATGTGGATGATGGATAAATCTCCCGAAATCCTGAAGGCTTTTGGGTTTGACGATCCGCTCAATATCCCCGAGATCAAGGAATTGCTGGACATGCCGGGCATGCACATCCCCCACCTCGACCAGCGCGATAAGTGCATGGATGTGATCGGGCGCTTGGCGTCCAAGGAAGCGCAACCGGGTCCAGCGAACCCGGATGGATCGCCGGGGCCGAAACAGCCTTCCGTCCAGCCGGAGTGGGAAGACGATTTCGATTTCTGCGCGAAATTGGTTCAGCAGTATCTGGTTAATAATTTCGAGCTGGAGCAGGGCAACCCGAACGGCTACGAGAACCTGCAACTGTACGGGCAGGCGTGCCAGAAAAAGGCTCAAGCGCCGCCGCCGAAGCCGCCGATCAAGGCCAGTGTGTCGGTTGCTCTCAAAGGATCGGATCTCGGATCTCCGGCGGTTACCGAGGCGCTGGAGAACGCCGGAATCGAGCCGCCCGGAGTGCAGGCCGTGATCCAGCCGCCGCAACCGAAGCCAATGCCGGTCCCAGTGCCGGCGCCGCCCGGCGGGATGCCGCCCAAGATGCCACCGCCGCCAGTACAATAAGTCATGCTGAAAGAATTTATCGCCAAGATCCTTACCGCGCTCGCCATTCACCCGGCGTTGCGCGGCGCGACCGCATCGCAAAAGATCGGCGCTCCGCTGCCGTCGCTGGCACATCGCGACCATTTCGATGAATCCGAGGTCGATATCGGCGGCGGGGCCTGCCAGCGCGCGACGGGTGAGAACTATACCGGCGCGCGGACGAACTTTCGGTATGCCGCTTGGGCCATGGCCGCGGCAAAAGGCAAGCGCTATTTCAACTCCTCTCTCGGCGGCGCGCGGCAGGAATTCGATGAATTCGTGGCAAAAAGGACGGTCGAGGAATGACGCCTATACCGCATTGCGAGACGCACAACTTGCAATCCTCCGCGTAAAGCGTTACCCTTTCCACAGTATTTGGAATTTCGCGCCTCGTAGAGGGGCGCGTGGATTGAAACCACAGATATGGCAGCAATTTCACTAGGATTAGGAGACGCTGGGGGGGGGGGCACCCCCCGGCGGCACCGCCGGTGACCTCGACCTCGGTTCGCTCTTGGGGGACGCTTACGATTCGGCATCTGCCGATGAGACTCCTGGTGGCGAAGCTGGCGGCGATTCTTCGCTGCCTTCCGAAGGCTCCCAGGAAATCCCCGGCGGCGATGCGCCGACCGCACCGCAGACCCAGGACACAGCTCCGCAGGGAGACTCCCAGCCAAGGGCCGATGCCAACCAGTCCCCGTGGCAACTATCGCCAGACGGCAATTTCTATCAGGTGCCCAAGGCCGAACTGCCGCGAGTCCAAGGCGCATTGCAGTACAGCCAGCAAGTCAGCCAGATATTCGCCACGCCGGCCGAAGCGCAATCCGCCAGCCAACAGGCCTTTGACCACCGCACGATGTACAACGATTGGACTTTTGGAAGCGATCGGGCCGTCAAGAGCGTGCTGGACTTTTGGAGCGGAGCGAGTCACCAGGACCCGCAGTCGCGGGCGACATTCTCCCGCAGTTTCGAGAAAATGCTGACCATGGCACCGGGAGTTTTGCGGCAGACCAACCCGACGGCCTACCAAAACTTCATTCAGTCCACCGGGAAATCGCTGGTCGAATCCCTCTACGCCAAGGCCGCCCAGACTCAAAATCCAACGCACCTGGAAGACGCGCAGGCGGTCGAGTGGGGTCTGACGGGGCACTACCAGAAGGAATTGCCGCAGGCCGACCCTCAAGCGCAAGCGCGTACCGCGTGGGAGCAAGAGCGAGCTGACTTCGATAACCGCCAAAGCATTGCGTTGCAGAGAGATTCGGAAGGTTTCCAAACCTCTTCTCTGGACGGCCCGAAATTTCAGAAGATTGATGCGGCTCTGGATAAAATCCTGGCACCCATCAAGGCGAAATACAGCGATATCGCGTATAGGTCCATCAAAAAAAGCATTCATGATGAAGTCGGGGCCACCCTCCGACAGAGCGAATGGTGGACTGAGCATAAGCAGCAGTCTGACGCCATCATGCAGGACTACGGTACGGCTTGGCACTCAGGTTCGCGTGATGGCAGAAGTTTGCAACCGCGTGTTCAAGCGTATCATGCAGATTTTTTGTCCAGGGCAAACCGCGTACTTCCGTCAATCGCCGCGAAGTACGTCAATGCCACCTCACAGACCCCCGGCAAGCCGAGCGGCCGTCAGGCAGCCCCGCAACAGCGCGGCACCGACCGCCCCTCCGCATCGCCCCAGGCTCCAGTGGGGAAAAATGGACAACCCCAGCGGATCTCCTCCGACGAGTGGGACCGCCAATTCAAGGCGATATTCCGGTAGAAGCTCGACGCACGGCTTAACCTAAAAACGCAGCCACCCGCGCCGGACTCCACCGGGCCACCCCAAAGGAGTCTCAAATGGGCATCACCGCTCAAACGGCAAATGTCACCTCGGTAATGCTGGAGCAGGTAAACCAAAAACTGGGTTACCTGCTCGCGCAAAAGCAATCAAACTTCGCAAATCTGTTCAACAAGCAGGCCGAAAAACACAACGTGTCGGCTTTCAGTGACGGGGCAACCGGCGGCTCCCCAACCTACAGCGTCGGCGGCCCCGTGCTCGCCTGGCGCGTTCCCGCCCTCCTGTATATCGGGGGCGACTACCAAGCCTTCAGCCTCGACGGCGGCGACCTTGGCACCGGCTCGATGATGGGCACGGCTTTCATGGCCTTTGGAACCTTTGAAAACAACCTTGGGTTCAATTTGCCCATGCGTGCGATCATGGCCACGAAGGACAGGAAACAGGCCATTGTCAACGCCTTGAGTTTCTCGCTGGGAAAGGGCATTTCGGAAATGGCCATCTACAACGAGATCGGCCTTTTCAACGATTCCACCGGCACGCTGGCGCAGGCCAACGGGACCGGATCTCCCGTGATCTCCAGCGGCCAAGTGACGTACAACCTGGAAGCCACCTTCGCAACCAATCGCATCCGCGGCCAGAACATGCTGGTGGACATCTACAGCACGGCCAACGTGTTGCAGTTCGCCGGCGCCCGCGTTGCCTCGATCAACTACGCCAGCAACACCATCACGTTGAAGGGAGTCAGCACCTACACCCCCGTCAACACCGACCAGATCATGTTCCCGAACATGGGGCTCGGCGCCGCCGCCGGTGCCTACACCGCCGCCGCCGGTTCGTGGCGCAACGGAATCTACACCTTCAATTCGACCACCAGCTCCGGTTCGCTGGGCGGCCTGTCCTATGCGACCGCTTATGAACTGGTCACGCCTTCCGTCAACGGGCAGAACGGGTTCTATACCCCTTCGCTGGGATATGCCGGAAAAAGCCAACTGATTCAGCGCCGCGACGAGGAAGCCTATACCGACGTCATCGGCGTCTGCCACACCGCGCAACGAGTTTCGGCGTACTTGCAGGGAATCACGATTAGTAACTGGCTCCGCGGCAAGGCCGACAAAATGATCGACATCGCGCCGGGCGGAAACGACTACGGCGACACCTTCCCCTTCTGCGACGTCACGCACCACGTGTCCCGCTACGCCGGCAAAGCCCGAGTGGACTGGTTGAACCCCTCCAACTTCGGCTGGTGCCAACTCGCGGAGGTTGACTTCATCCAGACCCCCGAAGGAGAGAAAATCTTCATCGGGCATTCTGCGACCACCGGGAACCCGCAAGCGGGCTTCCAGTTCTACCTGCAAAATACGCGCCAGCTCTACTCCGTCGATTCGGGGTGCGGTGTGGTATTTTATTCGCTCGCGGTTCCCGCCGGGCAGTGATAAGTGCTTTATTTTCAGCCACTTGCCTGTATTGTCTTCTTGGGAATGGGGTGCCTGGACTTCGGGCACCCCGATTTTTTTCAACGCGGGTGCTATAATCCGCACAGGAGTAACGCATTGCGTAAAGCCATAGGTTTTCTCCTCGTTTTCGCGGCGGCGGCCTTCTCCCAGTCTCAGGCAACGAATCAGGTCGGCGGGCCGCCTCCAAACAATTACGTTTCGGTGTTCGACATAAGTTCGACTCCGCAGTATGTCTGCCAGGCGCAGGCCGTGCAGCCGGTGACGACGTTCCCCTTGGGGGGTACCCTCACCAACATTGTCGTTTCCTCGAATGTCGGGACGATCACCTTTACTTCCACCAGCTATCTGTGGGTCGGGGCGCAAATCACCGTCACTGGGGCCACCGTGGCGACCGCGCTCAACGCCACCTACAAGGTGACCGGCGTATCAGGATCGACGGCCACGATCACCACGGCGGGCGTGGCGAATGCCACCTACACTGACGCGGGCATGATGGTGGCGACCAATGCGCCGTTGCTGAACAATCCCGTGTGGGCGATTCAGATCACGCAATACACGAGCGGATCTCCCAGCGACCAGTATTGGGCCGGGACTCCATCGCCGGTCCCTCCGATGAACCTAAAGTGCTCAAGCCGCGCCAGTTACTAAACATGAACACAGAAATCGCCAACTTCAACAACCTGCTCGGAACTGAACTTGGGCGCCGCCCGGACGGCCATCCGATCTTCGCGTGGAAAAACAGCGATGTCCTTTTCTGGCCAGCATTCAAGACGGGCCGTACCATCGTCCGAAAGGTCGAGGTCTCGGTCCCCATCATCGGCGGCGGGACTGAAAACGTTGTCATCGAAATGCCGACTTCGGAGTACCGCCGCGACCGCCAAATGCGCTCTCGCGATACCTGGGTGGTCACCAAGTGGCTTTCGCCGGAGGATTTGATCTACGGCACCGACAGCCCGCACGGAAAAGTTCGTGGCACTTTTGACACGGTAGACCGTCCGACTGTTTCCCGTGAAACAGTGATCGCTCTCTGGAGCGAACGCAATCCAGGAGCACCATTCCCGGCGGCCGGCTGGCGCATCCCGACAAACGCGACCCTGCCAGCGCGCGACGGTGGGCCGCGGGAGCCAAACTGGATAGACACCGAATGGTTTATCGCCTGCGTCAAGGAACAAACGCGGCTCGGGTTCCAAGAGCGGTTGCAGGAGCAGTACGACGGGAAGGATGCCGTGGACGCCGCAATCGACAGAACGATTGGGGACGTGATCTGTGATTGTTTTCCCGCATTTTTGAACGATAACCCTGGAAAGCGTGGCGGCTCCGTCAGTTTCCCGTTCTGGGCGAAAAGGGATAGGCTATAATTCAAACGAGGTAATCGAATGGCCCGCTACATCGCAGATTGCAGGTTTTTGGCGTCTATCTATCCAGGGCCGCTGCCCGTGATTCGGAGAAATTACGGGAGCAGCGTTAACGGGGAAGGGGCCGGGGCCACCAGATCGACCGCGTTTGAGTTGAAACCTGTGCCGCGCGGCGAAGACCCGTTCGTGCTTCAGATTTTCGATTCGTTCGAGGAAGTCATGGACATCGCGGGACTGAGCGCCATGACTGGCATCCCCAAGAGGCCAAGGATCTCCAAGCCGGTGTCGGTCGAAAGCATCGTTGCCGATCTCCTGAAACACTGGACCGGAGGCCTGTCCAACGTGCCCAACGGGGCGATGCCGGGGATTATTGAATTGAGGCCTATGAAGGTGGAACTTCGGAAATACTCCGAAGACGGGACACTTCCCGGCCCCAACAGAACAGAACTGGCGCAGATGACGGACCAGCAGACGCGCTACTTCGAGTTCCTGTTCGCGGAAGGCGAAAGGCTGAACGATCAGAAGAACTGGCAGGAAATCACCGACACCATGCGGCTGGCGGCCGATTGGCTCGGCTTCGAGCGCGTTTGGTCGCACCGCGCTATCGCCCGCGACACTTACGCCTGTCCGCTCTGCACCAAGATCATTTCGTTGGCCGCGGTGTTCTGTCCCGAATGCAAACAGCAGCTTCTTACGATACCGCCGGCCATCGCCGCGATCCAATCGCAGGCCCAACCTGTACGAAAATAGGAGAAAAACGATGCTCTGCCCACAGTGTGACGGGATTCTGAATCTTATGGGTTGCCAATCGTGCGGCTGGAAGCACGGCGATCCATCGACCCGCAACGAAGCGACTAACCCGCGAAAGTCCGGGAAGGAATACGGGGTTCCGGGGGTCGGACTCATGACCGTTCACACGGGGGGCAGGACTGACGCCCTGCCCGGATTCAACGTGAACAAGGATACGGAACTCGTTATTCTCAGCGCGGTTCATCGTGGCCTGGCACAGGCGCACGGAGAGCCCCCAGCTCTCTTCATTACCGCCGAAATCGTAAAACTACGCCTTTCGGATGGTTGGGGACGTGACCCGCGGGCATTCATGCAGCAGGGAGTTTCAGGTCCCCTCGTTGGCGGACCTGGGCTTCCCAATCCGCTGGCCCCGGCGCCGGATTCTGTCCAGACGATCCCCTACGTCGAAGTGAACGCGGGTTCCTCGCCGGTGCCGGAGCAGAATATCGACCACTCCCTTCCGCCCTCGACATCCGCCGACCAAGCTCGCGAAACCGCGCCCCTCGTTCAAAAGGTAGACCCTCACGAACCTGGCGCGCCTCAAGGACTTCGCGACCTCGGAACGATGCGAACCGGCAAAGTGCAGTAGGGGTGCAACGTGGCCATTTGTACGGTCCAGGCGGTTCTTGATGATGTGCGCGGCCTTCTGAGCGACGTGCAAGTCGTTGGCGGGGAAACGTTTACCAACAATTACCTGCTTGGCGTCACTGGCAGCGGCAACGCCGGTTCCGGCAGCCTCTTCGGGGAACCCTACCGGACCATGTTCTCCAAGATCACGGGCGGATCGAAGCGAGTCCAGCCGAACGTCTTGGTCGTACTCCCGGCAAACACCACCGTCCTGATCCCGCAGACCTACAACATCACCGATTTCAGCGAACCCGAAACAATTGAAGAGCGCGCGGCTGGACCCAGCATCGCAATTGCCTCCACCGACACCGCAACGCCGATCAACGTCACGTGCGTAGTCCCGCACAATCTCGGGCCGAATGGGAGCATGGTTGAGGGTGCCATTTCCGGCGTGCTATCGACCCCGGCGCCATGGGGGAATTGGTTCGCCACCGTTACAGGAGCGGAGACATTCTCGCTAAACGGCAGCGGCAGCGACGGCATCGCCGGAACGGGTGGGGCATTTTATCCAGGCTCGCCATGCTATCCTTAACGTGAACCCGGCGAGCCGGGGGACACTGGAGAAAGACATATGGCCAAATTAGGAGATCTCACTGGAGCCATTCGCGCCAGGTTTGCAGGGAACCCGAATATTCCGCTTCCCTATCCATCAGTTGCATGCAACACCAGAAATGCTCCCGGTATCCCAATCGAGTGGGCGAACGCCAATGGATTTGAAGATCGTTACATGAACGCGGCGGGCAACGATTACGTCCGCATGATGGCAGTGACCGGGGCCAATCAGCCGATGTTCGCTCAGGAATTGGGCCGTGCGGCCCGCAACCACCTTTCGTACTCCCAGTATGTGACGGCGGCGATTGTGAGCGGCGTATTTGCCACCCTTCCGGCGGACGCGCACATCGAGAACATCACCTTTATCTGCCACGTGCCAGGATCGACGGCCGGCGCTTCCAAGCCGACTCTGTATGTGGAGCACTTGATCGGAACTCAGGCTCCTGGAACCGGAGTACCAGTATCGAACGTCGTGGATTGTCACGCCGCCGTTGCGGACACGCTTCAGACCTTGACCCTTCAGACTCCGACCACCAGCAATTCCGACGATCCGAACCTGCTGCTGCTTGCCGGGGACCGTCTCGGGATCGTGGTGGCCGGTACGACCACGGCTCTGGCCGGCGTGGAAATCACCGTTACCACGGCAAGTTTCAAGAACCAGATGATAACGTTCGAGATCGCGCAGAATGCCGACATTCCGGCGGCGATGGCGATCTTCACCGCCAACCGGCCCTACGTCCTCACCGCAGCGTCTTACTCTCACACCACCAAAGGCACCGACGCTGGCGGCCTGACGATGCAGATCACCGCCGATGCGAGCGGCACGGCGCCGGGCGCTGGGACGGCGCTGCTGACTGCGGGATTCAACTGCCAGGGGGCGAACAATACCGTTCAGGTGGGTGCCCTCACCGCTACAGCCGCTTCCCTGCGGCTGGCGGTTGGCGCGGCTCTGTCCATCGCCTTTGCCGGCGTGACTACGGCCCTTGCGGGGATCTCGGTCACTCTCACGCTGAATTGCACCAGCGCCGACCGGATCGAAAAGACATTCTCGCTGTACAACGTGCATGGGCAGGCCGATTTTACCGGGTTCGCGGCGCAGAACGTTTGGACGGCGGATCGGGACTACGAAATCATCGACGTGCGCGAACGGCAGGCGGTTGTAGCTGGGCAGGCCGGAACGCTTGGGTTGTACGCGGATTCGGGGACTACCGCGCCGGGCGGCGGCCAACTTCTCACGACGGCGGCATTCGACTTGACGGCGGCGGCGAACACAACGGTCGTCGGGACTCTCGCGGCGCTGGGGCTCCGATTCCTGCTCGCCGGCGACCGTCTCTCGGTCAAGGTGGCTTCCGGCAGCGCGGCGTCCTGCAAGGGCGTGCAGATCACGGTAGCGTTGCAGCCCAGGTAAGCAGTGGCCTACTTCCCAGGCAACAATAGCGAAATCGACATCGTACAGTTTCAGGGGTCCGCTCAAGCGGTGGACCCCTACGCCCTCGATCTCGCCCACGGCCTCTATTCGCAGAATCTCGATTTCACCATCGGCACTGGGGCGGCGTCCGTCATCCAGGCGGCCACCCGGCGCGGATCTTCGCAGGTAGTGCAACTCCCCACTGCGGACGGTGGCGTTCTTTCGCTGTTTCCTTGGTACTTCAACAACGGCGGCGTGCAGGACTGCTACGCAGTCTATTATGCTCCGGGCGTGGGAGCGAAGGCGTACAGTCAGCAATCCGCTTCGTTCGTCGGACTCATTGCCGTGACGGGGGCCAAGTACCTGTCCTTCGCCACCGATGGCATCCGCGGGTACTTCGGATTTGGCGATGCCACTGGCCGATACAGCAGCACTTCCGGATACATCTACAACGCCTCCACGGGGAACTCGGATAAGCTCTTCGCGCAACCCATCTCGAATGCGGTAGTGACCCTCACGGCAGACATGACCGTGGGATCGGGTGTCGTCACAGCCGGAACGCGCCGCATTGCCTTCCTGTACACGACACGAAACGGGTACAGCGGCCCGATCTGCCCGTTCGATTCCACCACGCAACTGTTCAGCCCGATTCTCTACACTGCGACGGATGGCGCCCACGGAGTGCTGGTGAACCTCGACTGCCTGTCGATCCCCTCGTATATGTCGCCGGGCGGCTTCGCTCAGGTGGTCATGACTACCGCCTCGAATCTGGCCGAATACTACGCCGTCCCGGGAGCCATACTGCCGTGGCCAACCTCTCCTGGGAATGTCGGAGTTGTCGTCAACGTCTCGGACGGCGATCTCACTTCGACCGGCACGAACGTGACCCAGCAGCAAAACGTGCTCGCTTCATCCTTGAGCGGCACGCCTCCATTCTTCCCCTCTGCGATCTTCGCTTACTCGTCCCGCATGTGCTATGTGACGTTGGACGGCGCTGGTTTTCCGGTGGTCTACGTCTCCGACCCAAGCGCCTACCAGTCCCTTACGGCGGCGTATCACGGGATTTATCTGGAAGGAAAGCAGATCCCGGTTCACGGGTGCTCCATCGGCCAGGTGTGCTACATCGCTACGCTCTCGGCGCTCTACGCTTGCTCCGACAATGGGGGCCAACCGGCCACGTGGACGCCTCCACAGCGCGTAGACGGTTCCGTGGGCGTGCTCACGCCGTCATGCCTCTTGTCTTCAGGCGGCAGGATCTTGCTCGCTTCCGAGAAGGGGCTTTTCTCCTACCGGGGCGGCGCGTTTCCGACACTCCCGCTATCCTTTTGGCAGTCGCCGGACTGGAACCGGATCAACTGGGGAGCGCCTACCCAGGTGGGCATCGTGGACGATTCTCTTGACCGGGTAATCCGCGTCACGGCCCCGCTGAAGGTTCTGGTGACGAATGCGACGAATACCAACCCAATTGTCATCACGACCGGGGTTCGGATCGGCGCCGCGGTGCAACTCTACCCGCATTTGTTCCAAACCGGCCTGAGCGTGACTCTCTCGGGAGTCGGCGGCAACACGGCGGCGAACGGAACCTTTACCGCGACCGTTACGGGACCGAACACGTTCACAATTCCGGCCGCCGGGAATGGTGTCTACTCCGGCGGCGGCGTGGCCGTTCCAAATTCCCCGAATGCCGAGATGTCCTGGAACGTGTCTCTCGGAGAGCAACCAGGGTCGCTGCTTTATTCGCTAAACGGGTTCAGCGCCTATCGCCAAGGTGCATCCGCGACGATCCGAAACCTTGATACGGCCACCGATGAGACGTGGTACGCTCCGGCGCAAAGCAATCCGGGGGGGATAATTCGCCGGGTGCTGCCTTCGGATGCCGTGATCCACCAGGACGTGGACCTGAGCGGCAATCCGGCGGGGACAAGCGCCCTGTACGAAACCGGCATCGTCCCGGCGGCGCAGGACACCACAACCACCGTTCACGATTACCACGGATGCCATCTCAGGGTCAGTGGTCTCGGTCCGCTCAATCTGTCGGCTTACGGCCTCGACCATCTCCGAAGCGTCGTCCCGGCGGCAATCCCGGTCACGCTTTCCGGGGCCTCAGGGCAGGAAATACTTTGTAAGTTTTGGCTTCGGTCAGATCAGGCATCTTTGCTCTTAGGCACAAACAGCATCGGGGCATTCATGGTTCTGGCCTTCATGCGAATTTACTATACAAACAGCTTGCCCATGCGTTAACGAGAATGCAAAGGGCGTATACTGGAAAACGTGAAGCGTCTGATCGAATTCCTAAAGCGGCTCTGCGACAAGGCCGAAGCCAGCAACCCCGAGCGCGCCCACGCTCTCTCGAAAATGATTCGGTATGGTTGACGCAAATTTGGACCGCATGCTGGCCACGCAACACAATCGAAAATGATTCCTCTAGACCAATACGAGCGTGAGATGGCGCAAGGGAAGCGTGGGACCGGCATCGCGTGCCCAGAGTGCGGCACGGAACTGGTGGACGACGTGCCGCCGATCTTCACTTCAGGAAAGCGCCGCTTGACCTGTAAAATCTGCGGATTCTCCAAGGTGGTGGCAGGATAAAATGCCGACGCAATCCACATCGGCGCAATCGCTCGTACCGCCGAACCAACAGAGCCCTGGAAGCGTCCGCGCCCTGGCGAACGCCTTCATCTACAATACCAGCCAGAGCCAAGACAGCGACCTTTGGGCCGCCAACGGTAGCGCGCTACAGAACGTGCAGCAGCAACTCGATCAGATCTGGTCGGCTCTTCAGGGGGCGTTGCCCGTGCCGGACCCGCTCCAGGTCGTCAGTCCAAGCGGCGTGCTGATCGCCACAATCGGGGATATCGTTGATCCGACGAACAATACGGCGTACCAGGGAATCTGGGGGAACAACCTCTACATCGGCGGCGCGGGGCCGGCGAGCGCTCAGCTATTCGCTAACGGCCAGATCGTGGCGATTGGACAAAACGGGCAAGTGTACGTGATTGACCCCTATGGCGATATCGGGGCGTGGCTCGGGACGCAATCCGAATCCCCCCAGGCCGTCACGGGAGCCGTGAATTCGGCCGGCCTGATCGAATTGACTGTGACAGCCCACGGCTACGTCAACGGAGACGAGGTACACGCGGCGCTGGTCGGCGGCGTTCCGAATGCCAACGGTCAGTGGATCATTACCGTTCTCGACGCGAACCACTTCACCCTGAGCGGGTCCACTTTCGCGGGTGCTTACACCTCTGGCGGCACGGTGTCTAGGTTTTTCGCGGGCGCACTATTCTCCACGATTGCCGTAGGCGGTTCTCAGCAGATCACCGGAGTGGCGAACAACGGCTCCGGCGCGGTGCGCGTCACGGTGCCAGCGCACGGGTACAGTACCGGGTACGCGGTCGTGTTGACCGGCGTTGTGGGCGTCCCGGATATCGACGGCGTATCGTGGCCGATTACCGTGATCGACGCCAACAACTACGATTTGGTGGGATCGACCTTTTCAGGAGCCTACGTTTCCGGAGGCCTCTCCCTGAACTGGCCCACAGCGAAACTGATTGGCCGCGCCGATGGCTCGCTCGACATCACGGACGCCAGGATTTCACTGACTGGCGCGGGCGGCAGCATTCTGTTGCTAGATGCCGGGCAGATGGAATTCTCGGACAACTTCGATCTGGCCACCAGCACATTTACGACTGGGCTTATATCCATAACAAATCCGGTCGGACATCAGGTCATAAACGTTTTGGGAAGCGTGGCCGGAAACAACGATGCCTTTGCCGAGTTCTTGAATAATGGAGGCTCCGTCTCGGTCGTGATCGACACTTCCTCGGCTACGCCGCTGGTAGTCACCGGAAACCTCAACGTGACGGGAAACTATGAGCGCGCCGGGACACCCGGCATCTCCGCGGTCATTCCGCTGGCGAAATTGACCGGCGGCGGCTCCAACGGAAGCATCACGTTTTTGGGCGGCATCGCCACGGCGTACTCGGCGCCGACGTAAACGAAAGGAACAAAATGCAGACACGCAGAACCGTATTTCAATTTCTCGCAGGCTTGATCCCGGCATTCGGGATCGCAAAGGCCGCAAAACCTTCGCCAGCGCAGAAACTCCAGCATCCATACGTGACTATAGCCGAGTTCGCCAACTTCCTAGAGTTCCACGGACACGTGACGCATGCTGATTTCGCCAAGTCTCTGAAGTGCGACACGGGAGACTTGGTGGCGGCACGGAACCCACTTCTGCCTAGTCTCGGGGCTTCCTCCAAACAGGCCGAGGAGTATTGCAAATGGGCTGGCGGACGGTTGCCCACCAGCGATGAGCTGCAAGGGCAATTTTGCCCGATTTGGGAATGGGCGAGTGATAAGTTAACTGGCACTGATGGCAAAATATTGCAGGTAACCAAGGCTGTCCTGGTCTCGTACCGTATCAATCGGCGGGGAGTCGGGACCGAAGGCGCGACCCTTCGATCTCTCGTTGCGGGTGCGGACCTGTTGGCGCGTGCAACGGATACCAGCGATAATGGACTACTCAATATCGGTTTCCGATGCGTGATGGAGAAGTAGGACCCACATAATGAGCCGCCCAAACTATGCAAGGGGTCTGCATGGGAGCGTGGTGGGCGGATTCGGCCATGCGCCGCAGAAAGGTTTGCGGTAGAATCGTTCCAGCATGATAAACCCCGGCGCGATCAACGTCAATTCCATGCAGTCCGAGAAGGTGCGCGGTGCGAAGGCTCCCAGCATCCCGAAAGAGCCGTCGATCCCAGCCATCGGGGTGGCGGGCGCCCCGAAGATGCCACGCTACTCTTCGTTCCGAAAGCCGCGAACCGTAGGGATGATGAACGTGGGGAAAGCCTTATGATGGAATACCAAAAATTCGAGAGCGACGACCTATTTGGCCTTAAGTCGATCGGTGGCAGTTATGCGCCTTCAGGAGACGAAGGAGATCTTGGCACCGGACAATGCACGAGGTTCTATCTCTTTAATTCCGAAGAGGAGCGGGCAAACTTTCTACAGGCTCGGGAATTGGAGGATAGAACCAGGCAAGCCTCTGCCCAGGTTGCCAGCGCAACTCGTTTCCTCCAATCGTTGCTAACTAAAACCGGCCGCATGAAAAAAGGCGCGGCGAAGAAAATCAGCGCTCGCCTGGATGAGCTGACTGCGAATGGCCGGGCGTAGGAAGTTCTCCGGCGGACTCACCCCCGATGCCGCGCTGCGCGGCGCCGAGGAAACAATCCGTGCGATGGAGATTGAGTCCGACGCTCACTACGCGGTCGGCAATCTGAAATTCTTCCTGGAGCAGGCATGGCCAACGCTTATGCCCGGCATCCCGTTTCAGGATAATTGGCACATTTCTTGCCTTGTAGAGCACCTTGAAGCTCTGGCCCGGCGCGACATCCGCAGGCTCATCATCAACATCAGCCCACGCAGCCTGAAGTCCACCGTCCTGGTGGCGTTCCGCGCGTGGCGCTGGCTCGATGAGGAAGGCATTCCGTCGAAAGGCGTTCCGCCGGGAGTTGTGGAGAAGTTCCTGGCCGCTTCCTTCGGTTTAAATCTAGCGCGCCGGGACTCTCGCAGAACTAGGGCACTCATTAAGAGCCAGTGGTATCAGGCCCGCTGGGGAAAGAAATTCAGCATCGTTTCCGACCAAGACGAAAAGGGCCGCTTTGATAACGACAAGGGCGGCTTCAGCATGATCGCGTCCGTCGAGGGCGGCGTCCTTGGAGAGGGCGGTTCTTGCCGCTTGATGGATGATCCGAATGACATTGAGAAGATGGTGAAGGAACCGGAAACCTACCCGCAGAACGTCCGCGAATGGTATTCGGCGTCAATGGCAAGCCGCTCCATCGACCCGAGAACTGACGTGGCGTTATGCGTCCAACAGCGCTCCAGCTACGGCGCCGATCTCACGGAATACTTGGAGGAATTGGGAGGCTGGGATAAATGCGTCATCCCGCTGGAATGGCGGGGTGCCCACACCATCGGCCCACTGGCGTACCCGGACCCCCGGACGCATCTCGGAGAGTTGATGTTCCCGGCGCGCTTCGGGCCGGAGGATGTCGCCACGGCGAAGCGCGAGCACAAGAACCACTACCCGGCGCAGTTCAACCAGGAACCTTCGGCGGGAGGCAAGAGCGGGCTCAATCGCGAGTGGTTCCAGTTTTACAATCCTCCCGGCGCGGGAGTGAAGGATCAGGACGGCCGCCCGCGGGCCATTCGGATCTCGCTCTCCGATGGATCGTTCGTTGAGCGTCTGCCGGTGGAGTTGCCGTCCGCATTCGAGCAAGTGGTGCAGTCCTGGGACATGGCTTTCAAGGGCGGTTCGGAAAACGATTACGTGGCCGGGCATGTGTGGGCGCGTACCGGAGCCAACGCTTACCTGATGATGCGCGATCACGGACACCGGACCTTCCCCGAGACTCTGGATGCCGTTCGCAACGTGACTGAAATCTATCCGTGCCCGGAGAAATTGGTGGAGGATACGGCCAATGGCCCGGCGGTCATCGACACCCTGAAAAATGAGATCCCTGGAATAATTCCAGTCCCTCCAGCGGGAGGAAAGTGGTCGCGCGTGGCGGCGATATCCGGGTACGTCGAGGCCGGGAACGTGTTTCTGCCGAATCCCGACCTTTTCCCATGGGTGTGGGAGTTCCTGGCTGAGCTGGCCGCGGGAGCCGCGGCGAAGCATGATGACGACACCGACGCCATGAGCCAAGCCCTCAAGCGCCTGTACGATTCCTCCAAACGCACCGCTGTGCCGGAGTTCCGCGTCTCGCCGCGTCTTGGGGAACCGTCGAATGCCGTTCACATCGACTCCCAAACAGTCGCGCCGTGGATGCGCCGGTTCGTGGCTGTCATTCCAGGCAGGGCGGCCCTATGGGTGGCGGAATTGCCGCGCGGTTGTATGCGCGTGGTTGGCGAACTGCCTCTCGAAGGAATAGACGCCATCGTTGCGGGCCGGGAGCTCGGGCGCAAGATCCTGGCCGACCTGAACAACGGGAAAAAAGTGGTTCGGATGAAGGAAGTCACGCAAAAACCTTATGATGTTCTGCTTCCTAAATCGGCGTTCGCCCCGATAGAGCCGGTCGGCTGCTGGGCGGAACTGATGGAGCAATCGCTGCTGTCATTCGAGCCGGAGGAAGCCGATTGGGACGCTCGCAACCAGGCGCGCGAGACGCTGCGCGCCGGCCGCATCCGAACCGAGATGGTGGAAGAGGGGGACGCCGCTGTGGACCGACTTCGCGAGCTGTTGGCGTTCCGACCGCCGGACTTCCAGAAACTCGAATACGACCGATCGAGGGCGTTTGAGCTGGCGGAAGAGAACCTGGCCGAGTACCACCGCTACATGGGCATGACGGAAGGAAAGGTAATCGGCGATTGGCCGAAGTTGAAGATTTCCCCGGAGTGCAAGTGTCTGATTGCCGAACTCGGGGCCTTTCGCCGCGACCAGGACCCTCCGGCTTTCGTTGAAGTGCTGCTGCTGGCGGTATGCGCCCCGCTCACCATGGCAAACGCGCCGGATATCCGGGCGATGCAGTGGCCCCAGGCTACTGCCGCTGGAAGCCGCTCCCGCAAGTCGCGAAAATTTTCCCTCGGACGGTGATACTATGGGGGCATGGTCATTTACCTAAGTCTTCTGATCGCGCTCGTCGGGATCCTGATGGAAGCGCTTTCCGCCAACGGAAAAATCGTCTCGATTGGCCGCGATATGTTTTGGGTCGGGTTGCTGGCGTTCTTGTTGAAGCTCGGGCCAGACGCCTTGAGCGTGTTGAAGGGCTAACGCATGGGCAGCCCGGCTTTCTTCGGCAAGCTCGTAAACTTCCAAGCGGCAGAACGCAAGCCGATGCTCATCCCGTTCGGGCTGTTCAACCCGCAAGACAATCTGGGCTTCATCGCGTCAGTGTCGTCCGGTTCGCAGTTGACGCAAGCGACCGTCTCTTACGCTTCAGCCCTCGTGATCGACGTTTCAGTAGCCGACGTAATCAGCGTGACTCTCACCGGGAACGTCGCCTCAATGACGCTGGATTACACGGGCGTCTCGACAATCCCCACCGGGCAGCGATTGTGGATCAGGCTGGTGCAGGACGCCACCGGAGGCCGCACGGTAGCGCTTCCGTCAAATCTCATCTGCGACAGTGGTTTCGCGGTGGACCATGGCGCGAGTCGCGCGACAGTGCTTCCAATCCAATGGAACGGAACGCACTGGATTTTCTTCGATACCTCGTTCTCCGTGCCGACAGCCTAATTCCCCGTGCAGGTTCCCGCAACAACGTCCGTTGCGCCAGCTCCGGTCCCGCCGGTG